AACAGCGTAGTGGAACAAGTTAGCGTTCTTCAAGTTAACCAACATCAATTTGAAAGCATCAACACCGATGAAGCAAACCAAGTCAGACTTAGTAGCAACACGAGCAGGAATGTTCGCGTAAACTTGGTCTAAGATGTCGTCGATGTTTGCGCTAGTGATAGAAGCAAAAGCAGTTGGTGCAGAGTTAGCCAATGTTGGAGAAGCGGCCGCAATGATTTTGTTAAAACCATCAAAACGATTCAAGTTAGGGTTACCACTTGCAGTGTCACCTTGCCACATAGCAATCTCGATGTTCTCAGCGATGACAGCAGATTTCTCAGAACCGATTTGCTCTTCGAAAGGAATCATAGTAGGAGAACCTGCCATAATTTGAGTCTGCATCCACTTTGCTTCAAGAGTCTTAGGGCACAAAGTCTCTTCAACTTTAACAGCACCAACGGTGATGTTTCTTTGAGTGAAAGTAGTAGCACCACTTGGATTGTAACCACAGCCGTCGGCTTGGAAGAAAACGGTAGAAGCCAACAAGTTCAAAGAAGCAGATGACTTAACACCTACTTGTACTTGACCGGCAGTTTGCAAGGTTGATGCGGTTTTAGAACCGAACAACGCTTTTACCAACAAGTCAGTTGACTGCTCGTTGGTGTAATTGTTCAAGGAAGATACAACGAATGACATAGTATTTTTTTTGTTTTTTTATTTGTTTATTTTTTCAATGCGTTTGCAAATTTCTTCAAGTTCTCAAATTGAGACTCAGTCTTTGTAGGCGCGTGTGGTTTCTTAGTAGGCTCGTCGCTAGGCAAGTCAAGAACTTTCTCAACCAATTCAACGACTTTAGACATCGCTTCTTTGTGAGATACTCTCTCAGCAACCAAAGACTCGATAGAAGCAGTCAAAGCAGAGATTTTAGACTCAAGACTTTCTACTACTTCGTTGAAGTGAGATACGGTTGCGAACTCTTCAGTCGCTACAACTTCGATTTCTACTTCAGGTACTTCGATTTCAGGCTTGACGATTTCTGTCACAATTCCATCAAGAGTAGTGACAAGAGTACCATCTTCAAGTTCGTGAGTTGCGTTTGGTGCAGGAATATCGCCCTCAGCAGTTTCTACCATTACGATAGTGCCTACTGACAACTCGCCCTCCCATTTTACGATTGTACCATCTTTCAACATTGCTGTCTCGAAAGAGATACTTTTTTCTTCTTCAAATCCCAACAAAGTGCGGACTTGCTTCAAAGTTTCTTTTGCGTTCATCATAGTAAAATATATTTTTTGTTTTTGTGTTGCAATTTTATTGACCATCCCATTGAGACAAGATGCGCTTGAGTTGCTCGATGACTTGTAAGTCTTCGTTGAGTTCGCTTACAAAATCAAAGACACCTTCGACAGAGAAGCCCTTGAACTCTCCTGCTTTGACTTTTGCCCACACGTCATCATTGTCTATTAAGTAAGAGACAAACCACGAGCCGTCTGCTACGTCATCATAGCCTTTTGGTGGCATAACACCTCTTTCTCTATCGACTATGTAAGACTCGAACAAAGACACACCTTCTTCGATTGGTGTTTTGTGATGTGCGTTGACGCTGTCGTACTTGTTTGAACGCGCCCACTTTTTAGCAATCTTGAAGATAGACTCTTTGTCAAACACGACGTAGTACTCACCACGAATAGCGTCACGACGATAGATAGGCATATCTGCAATCATAGCAACACCACTCACGATGCGCTTCTCTTCGTCTTGAATAGAGAATTTCTCGCTCTTAAAGTCTAGAACTTTTTCACAATAGCGTAGCATTTCATCGCCACCCCATAGCAAGTACGAGATAGTGCCACACGCTTCTGTATCATTTGCGTTGTAGTATGTTTTCGCTCTAGACAAGTACGAATAAGTACGCTTGATAGTTTCAAGTGACAAGTTGTCGCGATTGATTAATTGATTGGCTCTTGCTTTGCCCACTAGCGTTGCACACTTGTTGTCAACTTTCTCGTTCAAGTCGATACCGCGTTGAGCGTTGTCGATTGCGCCTTGTGGATAATCTTCAAAGAATGTTTGTTTGTCTTGATACATAGCGTAGCAGATTGCGACTGCTTGTTCGTTGTCTTTGCCCTCATTAATCATTACAGGTATACAACGCGCAACAAACTCTTCTTCGCTCTCATTTGCTTGTGGTTCTACAAATTCTTGATTGAATGCTTGAAAGTCTCTCTCGACTGCCGGTGCTTCAACAAGCGACACAAAGTCAATGCCTGTTTCTTCGTCAAACTCGTTGATGTCTAGTCGATAGATAGGTAGATTCATAGTCTTAAATAGCGTTTATTTGACAATAGATACTTTTTTGTTGTTCGATACTCGTTGTTGTGTGCGAGTGATGTCGCCTTCTAGAACGTACACTCGTTGTTGTTGAGTGAGTTGTTCGTTGCCCCCTTGTTGAAGTAGAGACGATGTCGTTTGAGGTGCGCTCATTTGTGGTACACCACCACCACTTTGTTGACTTGCTTGTTGTGAATTGAACTTTGTCGCTTTGATTCGTGCTACTTGAGCGACACCGAATGCACCTGCAAGACCTGCTTGTACAAATGGATATGCAGGAAACGCGGCTGTGATAGGTGAATCTTGAGCAGTCTTGAAAGCGTTTTGTACACCCTCGATTGTTGCCATAATAGTCGACGCAATCTTCATCGCTTTCGAGAAGTTAAATGCTCTCTTTTGTGACTCTTCGTCTTTACGTGCAAAACTCTCAGCAAGTTCTGCGCTCACGTCAAAGAAGTCTTGTGCAAGTTGCAAGAGTTCTGCGTTGTTTACTGCTACGAACAATTTGAACTTCTCAGCGTTAGTGTATTGCTTTTGATACGTTTGTTCTGCAAGTTTTACTTTTGTTTGTTCACCAAACTTTACTTCATCGACTTGTTTTGCTATGCCTTTTTGAATGTCTTTCAACTCTTTCTCGCGCAACTCTTGACGCTTGTAGTTGTAGATGTCTTGAAGTACGAGAAGTGCTTCTTGATTATCTGCGTATTGCTTACGTGAGTTCGCGTACCATTGTTGAAGACCTAGTATATCTTTGTTTAAGTCGTCTGCTTGAAGCATTCTCAACTCTTGATTCAAAGTACGAACTGCATCGCGACGCTCTTTTGCTCTGTCACTTGCTTCTTTTGCTCTGTCTGCGTTGTATTTCTTCTCGTCTTCTGCAAGAATAGCAAGAGCGTTCTTTGAGTCTAGTATGATTTTGCCCCATTCTTTCTCCTTGTTCTTGCCGTAGTTTCTACGTGCTTGAGCAAGTTCGTTGTCTAGTTTCTCACGTTGCTTCGTAAAAGCACCAACTTCGTCACCACGCGCTTTCAAGAGTGCAATCTCTCTGTCTAGTTGCTCGTTGTTTTTTTCAGTTGCTTTGTTGTACTTCTCAAGAGCGCGTTCACTTGCGCTTGTGATGCCTACAAAGTCTGTGAATTTTTGTACAAGACCACCAATGAAAGTAGCAAACGTAGACAAGCCGGGAAGTAATCCCATCACTGCGCTTTTGAGTTTGTCAAAGTTTGCAATAATCAGAGTCAACGCAATACCAATCACACCAAACGCAAGAGTCGACATACGACCTAGAGATTGAAACGCTTGAATCACACCACCTTTGATGTTCTTTGCTATCGCTGTAAATTGTTGTTGTATTTTGCCAAGTCCTTCGAGTCCGTCAGCAAGTGCCATCGCGCCTTGAAGTTTGACCATCGTCTTTTGCAAGTCTTCGCTCTCGCTACCGAATAGAGCCATTGCACCTTGAGCGGCTTGAAAACCACGAGCGACACCTTGTACTATTGTTTGTACTTGAGCGAACTTGTCGGGATTGACAGCAGAGACTCGGTCGTTGAAGTCTTCCATTCTGTCGCGCAGTTTTGCAAGTTTCTTTTCTGCTTCGACTGCTTCAGGCGAAAACTCGCCAAAAGTTCGAACTGCTTCTTGTGCTTCTATCGTCGCTTGACGAATCTCGCCTTTGAACCCTTTAAGATTCGATTTGACTTCGAGTTCTACCGTTGATTTTATCATTATCCGTTACCTATTACGTAAAAATTTGAACCATCACACACAATCCATTTCTTCTCCCAATGATTGTTGATGACTTCTGTATCTCCGCCATTGATTGTTGCTGTCGTTGCTGTGTCTATCGTAATTGAATGCGATGAGTTTGTCTTCAAAAACACCCAATGTTTACCACTTAATCCTGTCGGGTCGGGCAAAGTGACGATGAATCCTCCTGCTGTTGCATCGCATAGAATCAACCAATCGTCTTTTGTGACGTTGTAGTTTGTTGTCTCTGTGCGAACTGCACCACCACTCAAGAAAGATGGGTACATTTCGTAGTTGCCTACGTACAATGTGTCAGGCTTCGTCACTGCAAAGTCATTGCAGACGATAGCAGTCGAGTTGTTTGCGCCTTCTAGAAACGATGTATTGACGCTAGAGAACGCACTTGAGTTGTCGTTGTTTGAAGATTGTACAATACCTTCACCGACGAAGACACCTGAGCCCCCATTTGTAGTTCCTACTGAGACGCCCTTGATGCCGGGCTTGATTGGTATGTTGCCACCGGGATAGATGTCACCATAAGTCTCGCCTTGTTGACCTTGCCCTGTACCTGCACCGATTGTCTTTTGAGTTACACTAGCAGGTTGTATGAACTGCGCAAGTAAGAACTCGCACAAGTAAACAGAGTCGCCATTCGGGTCGTAGTCTTCAATTTTATTCAATCGCCAATACTGACCTTCAAAGAAGTAAGCGTCAGAGAACGACAAGTTCAAGTAGTCTTTCGTCGTGATGCGAAAATACGCTCTCAAAATCTTTGAGTTCTTCGACGTGATTTCAGTCAAGAAGCGATAGTAGTACGTATTGACAAGATTCGCGTTTGTGTATTTGTAGCCTGCACCTAGACCTATCTCACGAGGCATACCAAAATTGATGTCAAACGTAGGGTTTGAAATAGAGTCAAGATGCGTAGTGATAGGAATTGAGAAACGATTTGAACGATTCAAGCCTACACCTGCGTATTGTGCGTATAACATCCAATTCACACCACTGACTAGACCTGAGTAGTACATCACTCGTAAGTCACCATCTTGAGCGTTTGGTACATACGACAACACAAAGTTCTTTTGTGAGTTGTAAGAGCGTATTTGTGTAGGTGAGAAAACGACTTCAATCTTCTTCTCTTCTTTGACGAACTGATTCTCGACTTGATATGTGCGAGAGCCGTATGTTGTTTGATACGATTCTTGATACAAGACGTTTGCTTCGTCTTTGCCTTCTTTGTACGAGAACTTGTATGGATTTGCTTCGAGTTCACCCATCGGCACAATCTCGACGCTTTGAGAGTAGTCAAGTTTTTGTGTCCAATCTACTTGAGCGCCATTGTAGAACTCGTCTCTTGGTACGATTCTCAACTCTTTTGGATTGTCTCTATCTGCTTCAATATACAAATTGAACATCTTGACAAAAGAGAGCAACAAGTCGCTTTGTTTTACTTCGCTATTCAAGAAAACTGCAAAGTCTACCGTCTCACCATAGCCGTAAGTAAAAGCAGTCAAGTTGTTCTCAATATAAGAGTTCGTTGAGATGTCTAGTTGAAACTCGCTGTTTGACAAGTTATATGCGTTCGCGTTGTCGTATACTTGAACGAGTTTGATTTCTACTACGTCGCTATTGAGTAGCGTACTAGGCGAGAAATACAAGTCGATATTGAAAGCAGGTGAGCCAAAGTCTACCGTGATAGTCGCAGTCGTACGCTTGACTCCGTTGACATAAAGACCAAAGACTAGCCATATGTCTTCTTGATAGACAGGCATATAACCCGTTGACGCATAGTTGATGCCTAGCGACGCTTCAAAAACATAATTGCCACCAACGGGCGCAGTGTATTGACCTGTCGTTGTGTTGTAGTTGTTGCCGTTGTCGTAGTTACCTGCTGTTGAATCGTTTTGAAAAATAAGCGTAGACGACAAGTCTAGTGATTGCGCTGTCGTGATTCTAGATGCTTTGAAACGTCTTGCTTCGAGTATCGCTGAGTCGATAGTCAACGACGATGGCGGAGGCAACACAAGTCTCTTGAATCTATCACTATTGAAGAACGAGTCGTTTGTGTAAGTGTACGACGCATTCGAGAACATCTTGTCTACGATAGTCTTTGCGTATAAGCAAGGCGTGAACTCGTTTGTCTCCCAAAGAGTGATGTTGCGAGGATGACCTTTGTCTATCATTGCGTACATATAGCCATCACCATATGAGAACGCTTGAGTAGAGCCGTTCTTGTAGATTTGAGTTGCCCACGAATCAATGACGTTGCCACTAGATAGCGTGTGATTGTACTCGCTGAAATCTAGTGCGTTCAATTTGCGCTCACTTAAAGTCGTAAACAAGTCAGCAGTTTGACCGTGAAGTGTAACTTCGTATGTGATGTGCGTTGAGTCGTCAACTTTAATCGACAACAATCGCAAAAAGCCTCTCAGTTGCTCGATGCCGTCACTATATAAGATGACATTTGCTTTGAGATTAGGGTTGTAGTCAGGCGTAAATTGAACACTTGAAGAGATGTTTTGCTCTACTTCAAACAAGTGCGAGAAAATTATGTTGTTATTCTTTGAGCCGGGAAGTGTGATTGTCTTTGACCACTCACTAGAACGCGATTGAGGCTCTCTTATGTCTGCAATAGAGCGCGTGATTAGCGTCGAGATGTTGTTGTATGTGTCTAATTTGCGATTAACCCACGAACCACCTAGAGCGATTTCTTTGTTTATACGACACTCTTCACCTTCTTCAACTGCGTCAACAACACGACTCTCGTAATTTGCTTCAATCACTTCAAGCAACGAAGCAGGAATCGATACATAAATCTCTATCATTGTCTTTGTCTCTTACTATCGAACGAATATACGATGTCTAGTTCTAGATTGAAGACTTTGTCTTGAACGTGCTTCTTGACTTCATAGTTCGCAGTCTCGATGTTCACTGCTACGAGCGTAGTACCATCGTACGCAAACACGACAGGCGAATCAATCAAGTCTTTGAGCCATTCGCTTTGTGCTTCTGTAATCCAATTCGAGAACATCTTCACACGATGATTCGTGATTGTGTCGTACGTTCTAGAGTTGAAAGATGACGTTTGATAAGCGTATGTTGCACCTAGCGTGTAAGGGTTTGCTTTGTACGTCTTGCGTTGTGTGTCGTATGAGTCACGACGAACGAGATTGAATCTGTAAGAATCAAAGCCACCTAAAGAGTTCAAGAAGAACAAGTCAGTCGTCTCGTACTTCGTACACTCGTCAATCAAGTTCACGCGATAAGTCTCGCTTAATGTTGTTGCACCATTCTTGAGAACGATGTCGTAGTATGTAGCACCGCTAGGGATTGTCAACTGAGAACCGCTAGGAATGCGCACAATCGTTGCGCTAGGTAGCGTCAACGTCTGAGTTGATGCGTTTGAGTATGTGATGACTGCGCTTGTCGCTGTGTTGCGTATAGCGTAGAGAAAGTCTTTTTGTGTGCGATGAATAATCTTTGAGCGAATTGGTGTCAAGAACTTGCCATCGCCATCCATTGTGTATTGCCCATTGTAGTTTACTAAGTCAATCGCGTTGAGTGATGCGTTCCACACGTTGCCCGTTGCACTTGTCAAGTTCGTGTACTCTGTGATACTACCTGTCGCGCTAGTTGAGTACTCGTAGCCGAACTCTACCGAATACAACATCGCACTATTTGTGCAACCACTAGCGAGAGTATCGTTGACGTTGAAGTCGTATGTGACGTAGTTCTCTAGAATGCGAGAGATGTTGAAGACACCTTTGTTTGTAGAGCC